CAAAAACCCCTACAGGACACACAACATGAACTCCTCAAAAAGGCTACATGTTGCGCGTCAAAGTAGAAGCATAGATTCGGAAAATCAAGGACGCTGAGATCCAAGAAGGGCCTGCTCTGAAGTGCAGAGAGCAGAATAGCTTGCGGTGCTATACAAACCGCCACTTTACTCTAGTGTGAACTAGCTTGAAACTGAATGGGAATTCCGTAACAAGACCTAACGCAGAGCAATGTGCACCACCTATCAGCGCAATGCACATGGTAACGTTAGATGTACCGCCCGTTAAGACCTTTAACAGTGAGGGTTGACGCTCGCTGCCCGAGTTGAGCCAACCTACGGTGTGAACATACAACAGTTCAACTCCCAATGAGTACTCCTGAAACGAAGGTCAGTGGACAACCCACTAACACCGCCTACACACAGTGCAGGCAAAAACAACGTTTCCGTTCATACCCAAAGGGCACCCCGCAGCAGCACTTGTGGCGCTTTGGGGTAAAATTGTGTGCTTGACTGTGATCAGCGCCGAGCGCGACCACCACCTTTCCTTCCGCGACCCTGGTTGCCTTTATTATTACCGTTATTGTTACGTGCACCGCGACCACGGGCGGCGAGGCGCCGTCCTTCTTGAACGTTACGAGTGTACACGGTGAGGGGCATTCCGGCAGAGGCGTTCATGAAACCAGGTAACACATTACCCAAGGCATGCTTGGCGAGCAAGGGCACCATGTGCCTAGCTGCCGCAGCGATGTGTTCCTTGGTGATGTGCTTACTGACATGGTCGCCAATGGCCTGGACAACATTGCCCGTAGTTTTGAGGAGAGAGGAACCGTGCCCCTCTTCCTTATCGCGATGTTTGTTTATATTATCTCCCATTGCTTTCGGCTGGGTAGCCATATTCGCGAGCATGGTCCCAGTTTCGTAGTGGCATAGGTACTGCGTGCGCATCGTCAATTCGTATGGGTTTCCCGCGTAGGCATTCCTTCCGATTTTCTCGAACAGGATGATGATGGGTGTGAAAGCCGGATGATGGGTTTCTTCGTCGAAGTGTGCCTGCTGGTCGGGAATACCCGGGTAGCTTTCAAACTCCCGGAACGCGGCGGCCCTCATAGAGTCAACAACCGTACAATTGATCTGATGATCTTCAACGAGAGACGCACCCGACACGGAGCGAGTGCGCGCGTGATTACGAATTTCATCGAGAAAGGCGATCCATAATGCCTCAGTATTCAACACACCAGCACGGAAACCGGACGTCATACGCAACGTTCGCACAGTGCCACCTTGTGAGATGACGGGCGCAACATTACGCAGACGCACTGAGCATCTGGTGGCGATAGCATCCTGAGGAGGGTCGGCCATCAACTGTGGCGATGTAGTTGGCGTGCGTTCAAGGAGACCGTTGGCGGCATCCCATTGCATCGTCATGGCAGTTACCGTTTGAATCCCCGGGTAAATGACGGCAACGCACGGTTCTGATATTGAAGCCTGGGCGGTGAGGCGGGACGAGGCGACAATAGCAGTAGCGGGTCCGACGGAGAACGCTGTACCTGAGCTTTTGGGATCATTTGCAAAGGCGTCATAGTATCCGAAACCCCTTGGCGCAATAACATTACTGAGCGCGGGGGTCTGGTCGTAGTAGCGCTTATCATAAGGTGCAGCATGGCCCTTAGGCAGGGCGCTTGCCCTTGGCATTCTTGAGAAGTTTGCGAGGGAGCCCATGCTTGCTTACGAGAAGAGTCGTTGCGGAGCATACAAAGGTGTAGACAAAGGAGTCAAGGCACAAGAAGTGCGCAGTGAAAGCGAACCTTGAGCTAAACGAGTGTTGGCGCACCCGTGGAAAAGAGAATCAGAGCGTAAGGGTGATTAGCCCATGTACATCGCTCAATACCGACCCATATATGCATGGAGTACCCCACGCATGAATCGAAGCTGGGTTCCGTAGTCCATTTACTGGTAGGTCAGCCCCAGGGTTCACTGCTGTGTCGCCTGAGGAAGGGCGTTTGAATACCTCACGGTACCTCGCCATCCTTCAAAGGGGTGTTAATTTCCACGAAAACCATCCGACATCCACGAGTTCTAAACAAAATGCCAAATGATTCCACCCACCTACCACGATCTAGTTGCTTAGCCAAACAGGAGTACCCCTCTCCCCCAAATCGGGCTTTCGATAATCCCTCCCACGCGAGCGCTATCTCATCAGAAGGTACGTACTATCGTGCGCAGGCAGTCGGTTGCGCACAGTCCAAGAAGGCTGGACTTGTAAGATTACGGCCATGGGTAATTGGTCGTCGGGGCCCGGATCCCAACAGACGAGGCCGGCCTGGCGACCCAGCAGGGTCGCAAGTGAAGTATGGTGCTACACAGCTCCCAGACGGGAGGTCAAAATATTCATCAAGTCGCACCATTTACGCATTGTAGTACAAGTAGAGAAGGCCTCGCAAAAGTTGTTTTGCATGGCGGGGCTAAGCCCTCCCTTGTTAGCACGGGTTTCATAGAAAATGGCAGCCTGAACTGCCTTGTAGTGGCCTGGGCGGCCAACCTTGGTCCAGAACATAGCCTTAAGTTTGTTAATGAGGAGTGTAGAGCCTTCGATAGACTCAATCTCAGCACCGATGGCGAAATCCGAAACCATACACCTGGTGGTGAAGTTACCGGTTTGCTTGGTTAGCTTGCCTCCCTGGGCGTGCGCTAACTCGGCCATGCGGATGAAAGGTACAAACAATAAGGGAGCATCACACGAATTATACGCCAGCGAGACATACTTGGCGTATAAACGATTGATTTCAAATTCTTCTAGACCAAGGACCTGTGGTATGTGAAAAGAGGTGACGTGACCGGCCAATGTGCGTTTGAGCTTGGGCACAAGCGCGACCCTCAACGTCCTCCTATTCTTGTCGAAAGGCAAACCGATTTCATGCATGACTTTGGGTTCTCGAAGCTGGGGGCCGAAATTACCTTCTGTGTCGAAAGGCACAATGATTTTCGAACAGAACTCGTTCCTCTCGAGCGTGGGTAACAGCCTACGTTCCTTCTTCGCCTCGCCATTCTCATCCTGAGCTTCAAGGATGACGCCCAGGGCAGATGACCAGTACTTGACCCGAACTCCTATCGCCACGGCGGCGTCAGAATCCAGAACAGTAGGAACGTAAGGAAGGCCATTCTTCCTCTTCATATAAAACCCCTCGCGGTTCTTCTTCAAGTTGGCATTCATGTGTTTTGTGCGCTTCTTAACCCATTTGTCCGCCATCCCGTACCTCGAGTCATCACCTTCGCCATTCCAATCATAACCAATCGTCGATGGTTTTAGGCCTAACAACCACTCGTTAACACCAGTCCAATCCGGCATAATGTCGAGGCCAGTGTAGACCTCATTGCCGCTTTCGTCGACACGCATGACTTGCTCATGTGTGCCCTGGGTTACGTTCTGGTGGCCGTCTTCGAGAGCCATTATCACCATCCAGATGACTAGGTTCGTGACTAAGTTGAGGATGGAAGTCCCAGGATCTCCGGACTCGCGTCCGAATTCCTTGGTGTAGAACTCCCAAAAGTCGCCGCGACTCTTGAGGCTTTCGGATAACATCTGGGAAATGGCAGCTTTCTCGAGGTGACTACCGGGCTCAACGTCGAGCAAGACAGTCACTAGTTCTCGTTCAACCAGGTCAAGTATGCCAACCCAAGCGCCGTTCGCGTCTTCCTGGTGGCGTATGCTGGCTTCGAAAGTACCAAAATCCATGTTCATCCCGTAGCCGTCGAGGAAACCAATTAACTTATTGGCGAGACGTTGCTTCATAGCATCGGGGCTAGAGTGTTTGATGGTAGAGTTGAGGATGACGGGCATTCCCAAGAGTATGCCATTAAGCTTATCACACGCAGCTTTGCCGACGACAGTACCATAACGACCTCGATGTTGGATGAGTCGCGCGCGCACCTTCAGCAAGACTTCATCAAGCTTGCTGTGGTGAGCTTTGCGTGAGCCGTACCAGCCCTTGTATCTCTCATCAAACTTTCCGGTCTTCTTGTCGTAGAAAGGTGCGCAACAAGCTTTTGCGACTTCTTGGAACTTAGCCTCGGAAGGCCAAGTCTTGGGAGCCATCTGTTCTAACGGTGGGTCTATCCAATCGTGTCTGGCGCTAGTCGCTAAATCGGCTGGGCAAGGTTCATAACCCGCAGGTGGTTCGAAAAACTCATTCTCGGGTGTGTAACCATGTAAGCCGGCGTTCAACAACGCGTGCTCACATAACAGCTTAACAGCTGCTTGGATGTGCGGGATATAGTCCTCCTTGACGCATCCCAACCGATTTTGGCGCTGATCCGGCACGTGTTTGCCGGGGCGACTAGGGCTACTGTGATGGACAGGTCCGGGCAGTAACTTATCCGGAAAGTTTCGACTAAGGGTAGCGCCGATGTGATTCGCGTCGGTAGAAGCGGCGATGTTGCCAATAGTCTGGGTAGCAATACCGGTCAACAAGGAGACGGCCTGGGGCCGAATCCCGTTTTCCTTCATGTAATTCCCAGCTGCTTCTTCGCCGAATGATGCGCGAACCGCTTCGACCTTCTCTTGTTCGATGGCTCTACGCAAGAGCCTCCTTTCATTCATCGGATGCGGTATAGCCTGTTTGATCTCACCGAAAACCCTCCCGGGTTGATGCTCCTCTGGGGCCCTAGGTATGCCATCAAGGGCAACAGGAAGCGCAATACCAGTTTTCTTCGCTTTCTCCACAGTTTCTTTGTTTCCCATGTGCAAAAATGTACTAGCTGGCAAACCAGCTGTCGTGTAAACACGAGCATCAGCATTTTCAATGCTAAAATCCCCTTCACTTATGGCATGACAAGTTTTCAAATCGGGTAAAGGTGTGCCTTCCCCCCACGCAAGCGGAGGACCACGTTCCTGGAATGAAGCCAAAGGTACTAGTGATCCGGTAGCCGTCTCCAATGATCTTACAGTCTGCCAGGATGAGCTGCTGGTGTCAGCGCTAACCCTGTTTATCCATGTCGGCTCATCGCCCTCATCTGAGCAGTCGCCCCCCGATTGCAATAACCGAGTTAACAGGCACCCAGAAGCGGACTCTGCTTCCTGGTAGGAATCGTTGTACATGTCGTACAGACTTGGACCAATATCGGCTGGCGTGGGAGGGCGTTCACAGTAAAGACCTGGTGGTTGCTGTAGAACGGCCGCAGTACTTGCGGCTACACAGCTGGTGCTCCGTAAAGTGTCTAGCACGGGTCCAGCCATACTCCCCCCTGTATGAAAAGTGTCATCATCGAAGTCATCCTGATTAGGTGATTCCGCATCCTCAGACGCGTCATCGTGTGGAGACAGGTCGGGGACATCGTCCTGCTCGTCATCAGAATCATCATCGGTCCCAGGTTCTCCGCGCGACCGCCGCTCAGCTTTGAGTTTATCAAGCATATTGCGGGCAAAAACGACCCCCCATGAGGTCATCTGCGTAGTCAATAAAGACTGTCTCTCGGCACGTAATCGACCGCGAAACACCCTGTTTTCTGGACAGGGAGCGTTGCGGCCACACAAATCGCGAAAGTAGCCATGGACGCAATGCCGGTTAGGGCATGACGGTGCGGTAAAATCCCGTCCATTATTGGCTAATCGGGTAAGGTGATCGTGCTCACCCGGCCGATGGCGATGTCGATGCTGGTACCTACGACCACAAGGACAGTTGTGTACGTGGAGAGTGGTCACCACAGGCGCGGATACCTGGGGAACGCCGCCCCGGGGCAGATCACTGCTGCTGCCCGCTGGGGTTGCCTCGACGCTCGGCGCGGCCGGGGGTGGTGAAATCCCGGGTGCGCCTGAAGTTGAAGTTTCGCTGGTGGCTACGGGACGAGGCGGATACATCGCTCGCGCTCGTTCGTAACCATACAGAGCCCTGTCGACAGGATTCATGTGAAACCCTGATGAAAGATGTTCTCCCCCAGTGACAAAGAAATCCCTATCGGTTTGGGAACCG